GTGTTTGCGCCTTCGATACTGATGGCATTATTGCACCGAAACAGAATACTCCAGAATCACCTTCAAGGTTCCTGTTCCTGTAGTGAAGGCTCCGGTTGCATTGGTGATGTAGATGGGCTGATTGAGCACGTTGGCCGCAGTAAGGACCGCATTCAATACGCCGCTTTCATTGATCTCCTGCATAGTGGTTCCCGACGTAAGGAAAGCCGCAGCAACTGTCGATGCAAGAGCATTTGTGGCTGCCGTTGTACCATATCCGACAGTCAGAACGCCTCCACTCGCATAGGCTGTGCCGGTATTCTCGTCAACGAGAGTAGCCTTCAGCACGTGATAAAATAGGCCGGCGCCGGGAGCGGGAAGCAATTGAACCGGAGTTGCATACAGAGCGAGAATCTGGGCATTGGTCAGAGTCACGACCTGCCGCTGGACACCCATGCTTGTAAAGTATTGAGTCGCCTCAAATACTCCACCATCCGATGCCCTCACCACATCTCCAGCACCATGCGCGTAAGTGAAAGTCGCCGTCAATACGCATTGCTGGTAACTGTTCGCCTGCCCAGTTGTGCAGGATGCCGAACTCGGAGTGACAACCTCATAGGTCGCGCCGGAGCCGATTGCGAACGGAGGATAGGTGGTGCCTGAAAATGGGTAAAGAGGATACGCGCCCACGCCGGTAGAGGTTTTTCCGTAATCCAGCGTGATTGAGTAGCTTCCCGAAGTTCCGCCGCCAGCACCAACAATAAGCGCCGGTCCGCCATTGGGTGTGACTCCATAGGCAAAGCTGCTGACATTGATGTCGCTGGCGTATTGGCCATAATACTGCGCTGAAACGGGCAGTGAAGCCAGAAGCAACGCGCCGATAATCAAAAGTGTCTTTTTCACGTCATTCTCCTTGGGCGTTCTGCCCTGTTACATTCCGCCCATTACTGGGCCTTCCTCGTTCTCTTCTTCGCCGTGCGCGTGTTGCGGTTCCTGTGCCTCTTCGCCAAAGAACTTATCCAATGCGCCTTTGGCTTCATCGGCGGTATTGTGTTCGCCATGATCCTCGTGATTCCCCGCCTCGTCAATCGAGTGCGAGTGGGCAGAGATGCCGTCGTGGTGGAAGATGTGGTGCTTGTCGCCGTCCGTTACCTTGTGGCCAAGGTGCGCAAGCATGTGCAGATGGTCTGGATGCTCTTCGCGGGTTCCGTCAGGATGTTCTGTGTGGAAAGTCCCATCGCCGTGGTCATGGACGCTGTGAACCTGTTCACTGCCGCCGTCGCTCTTCTCTTGCTCTTCAGTCGATTCGTGCGGTTTGGTTTCGCCATGCGGCTTGGGAACGTAGCTGCTGTTCCGCTCCCCGCCGCGCATCTTGCCGAGTCCATCAAAGCCATCTCGCGCCATTAGACGGCCTCACTTTCGGTCGATTCTGGCAAAGATTCCACCGGAGCAGGGTCCGCAACACTCGGTTCCTGCAAAACGACGTTGACGCCATCAGCAGCGGTAGGCTCAAGCGGATCAGCCGTAGCGAAATACTCGTCCAGAAGCGCGATAAACCGGGCCACCAAGTGCGGGTCACGGGGCAGAATCAACTCATTCTGCAAGAGTTGTGCGAATTCATTCGTCTTCATTCGATACTCCAATCTCAGGTTTCAGCCCAAACGCCGCCTCGGTCAGCCGGCGCACATCCGCCGAAGACTTGGCCTTGATGGTTGAATTGTCTGCCTTTTCCAGGGGGTGTGTCAAAGGAATCTTGCGGAGGCGCTGAATTTCTGCCTCAAGGATGGGTATTCGCTTTCCCTGCTCGGCCCAGTATTCGGTTTGGGCCTTATACCATTCAAGCTGTTCCTTGACGGGCTTATTCTTCACGCGGTCGGCGTTCCAGCCAATCGCCATTCCCACGATCACCACCAAAAGAACAAAGATCACTGCCGCGCTGCCCATGCCGACCCCTTCCTCGGGTTGTTGTCCTGCTTCCATTTTGCCATAAGCACACTCTTTGCCGTCATGTCCGCTTTGGGACTCAAGCTCTGATAATACTCCTGCTGCCGCACTTGCAACGGTTTGGACGCCGGACGGCCAAAGATTGCATACAAACCGTACCCGGAACCTTGAAGCGGAGAGTCTGAGCCGTCGCTCGAACCTTCGATCTGCTCCACCTTCACCGGATCTGACTTCACCAGCGGAATGACCCGGCGCAACTGGCGACACTTATCGCTCACCATCCAGCCTGGATACTCCAACGGGTGTCCACTTGCATCCTCTCCGTACCTGATCCGCTTGGCGAGCAATTCCCTCATCAGCGTATCGCGGCCCAGTTTGTCTCTTGTGCTCGGCAGCGGTATTGGGATTCCCTCGCGCCGCAGAACCGGCGTCATGCGCTGATTAACAGACCGCATATCCGCTCCCATGGTCGCCGTTGCCTTACTGTATTCCGCGTCGAAAGAATGTGTGAAGTTGATGAACTGTGGAATCTCCATCTTGCCGTGCTCGTTTTCTTCGACCGCCCACTCCGCGATATGCTCCGCCAGGTCTTCCGGCTGCTCATGTTGGGTGTAAAGCTCATCGTATGTGTAAACTTCCCCGTTCGGCCCCATACAGTGCTTGTAGTAGCTCGCCGGATGTTCGTAGCCCCAGTTTCCTGAAATCCAGCGCCGATACCAGTCTGGGAACCGCACACTGCCATCCTTGAAAACGTGGATATTCTCATCCCATACTCCTCTAAAGTATCCGCCAGCCGCTCCCCACAGGCCGAACTTGAGCGCATCGCGCACGTCTGCCGGGTATGCTTCCAGATTCTTGAGGAACGTCGGATCGTTGGCAAAGATCGGGTTGTCTAGGTACGTTGCCGGAAAGTAGTCGTAATCGTTAGGATCAAACGCCGCCTTCTGACTATCGTCCATCCCCATACAGGGAATGCCCTTAACGAACAAATCCTCTACCCACATTGCGCCGATACCGATGGGATTCCCTGCCCCGTACTTGCGAGGCTTGTTGCTCACTGGGCAACGATTCCATGCAGCAACACTTGACCATTGTTTGAAGGTGAACTCGCAAAGCTCATCGTAGCCCATGTGGAACCACTGGCCCTGCCATCCCCACACGTCATGCTCGTATTGCATCGACCCAAACTTTGTAGTGGCGCCGTTGAGCCAAGTGACCTGATTTTTTCCCTCGTTGTACTGCCGGTAAAGCTCTTTGGGGAAAGACTCGCGGAACCTGGTAATGACCGTTGACTCAAGCATTGGGAACGTGCGCCGGAACAGAATCGTGTGGACCTTGGGGCCATCCTCATTGCTGAACTCGTTACAGGCTTGAAACTGCTCCATCAGCATCCCCATCGTCTTGCCGGGTCCAGCCGCGCCACCCATGAACCCATATGGTGCTGCTGAAGCATGGAAGCGGCACTGGAACGGGTATGGATCGTATATCTTGCGCGTGTCGATGATGAAGCGGTCAGCGCCGGTCAGCATAGCCTATCCGTGGTAAATGACAAGTGAGCCGGACGTGGGAGCCGTGCTGAACAGGCCGCGAATCCACGGCACAGGACAGGACAGCACCAACAGCGTACCAGCGCCAATGCTTGCGCCGAATGCCTGGTACAGCGCCGCGCTATCTGAGGGGGCAGCTTGCATCTGGACTGCCTGGTTTGTGCTGTTAAACACCGTGCACTGTGTCGCGCTGTCTGCCTGGTGCGGCGCAATGGCCACCTGTTGAGTCGCCAGAATCCCGCTATCAACTGCCGCATTGTTGACCAGAGCGTACTGGTCGCCGGTGTAGAGCGCAGGCTTGGGAGTGGGCATTGGCTGAGTGTTGTAGGCTGGCATAGATCACCTCTCAGTACATCTTACGACAAGCTGTGCACCAGTAGCCATCCGCACGTTGAAAGCCGGTGTGGCCAGTCTGAGTGCATTTGGTTGCGGGGGCAGGAATCGAACCTGCATGGTTGGGATGATCCATGCCTTCGCACTTTGGCGTAGCGTCTGCCATTTCGCCACCCCGCTCCAACTTATCCCACTTGCGAGACCGGCAAGCCCGGTTAGGGCACCGCGCCGGCTTAGCGTTGCTATCGGGCATCCACTCCCACCCGCACAAGTCGCAATGCCACATCTCTCGCCTTACCTTACTCATGGGTACATTGTACCATATATGGGTACGTTGCGCCCCTATTTAGGCGGCCTGGGGATGCTCGTGATGATCTGTACTGGACCGCCACCATCGCCAGTGATAGCCGTCTTGTCGCCATAAACCTTCGGGGCCAACTTCGACGCAAGCCACTTCCGCGCGTCAATCCTGATCTTCGTGCGCTCGATTACCTCACGATTCACCATCACATTGCCGTCTTCGTCTTCGAGCGTATCTGAATGGCTATCGTCTGCTATATCAATGATTTGTTCGGCCAGAATCATCACCTGATCAGCCTTTGCGCGCGCGTATTTGCCGCCGAAAGATTCATCCTTGCGCTTACGATCTTGGATTGCATCAGGTGAGGGAAAATCGGGATTCGCTTTGCATATATGTTCTAAGCCTATTGGAGTGAGCGCGATAGCTCGGCATATTGCTTCTTCGAGTTCGGGAGTCCAATTAATCGCCATGCTTCTCTCCTGAGCGTGATTATAGCGCGTCTTCCCCTCGTCCTCAATCAGCAGTTGATCGGAAGAGTTGTGAATCCAGTATAGTTACTAAAGATTATAGCGAATCATACGATTTTAGTTGACATCATATAAGGATAGGAGGATAGTGGATACATCAGACGCTACCAGCGGTATGGAGGAGGAAACGAGGATGCAACAAGCAATCGCGCTCAACATGGCAATCGAGATCATAGACGGCAAGCGGCAGATGAGCGGAGCGAATCAAGCGATTTGGTCGATGCTCCACCGGGCACAGCGGTACCTCGAAGCGCAGATGGCGGAAGAACTCCGCAAGTAAGGACAGCGGCCAGCCCTGAGCCGGAATCAGGGCATTACCGGCAACCCCCGGAGGAGATGAGGAAAGGGCAAAGTTTATCCTGTCCGCAGATTCCGGTGTGCAAGTCCCGGCAGAGTCAACCACTCTCACAGGCGCCAAGCGCGAGGCGTCTAGATGGATGTCATTTGCCGGTGGGAGTATCGCCGTATTGGACGCTGCTACCGGAGAGCCGCTATGCGTCCGCCCCTTCTGGCAGCATCTCAATCGGTTTGGGTGGGATGCATGGGTCACGCTCTAACCTCCGCCGATCCACGGCAACAGGTGCAATATCCCACTAAACCGCGCACCCGGCGCGTTAGCCGGGTAGAGGCAACCATGACACTTTCCGCAATCGAGTACCTGTACCGCCCGATTACCGGAATGTCCAACTGATACCCACGCCTAAAAGGAGAACTATTTCCATGAAAACAGCAGCTCAGAAATACTCCGAATCCAACGCAGAGGCTATCCTGGCCTACTTTCGCGGCGTAGACGGCACGTTCGTTCCCACTCCCGCGCATCCTTCCCCCCGGTATCCGGTGGTTGACGGTGCTGTCGGGCTTCACGCCGTCCGGCTATCGCAGAGCACACTCGCCGGGTGCTTGGAACAGGCGTTTGTAGCAGGCGTCCGGGCGGAGTTCGACCGGCTCGACAAGAAAGCGCGGCAGGACGCTATCGCAAGAATCGCCGCGAAGAGTGGAAAATGCTGGGCATGTGGAGGCGATCATAAGGATTACATGGTCCATGGAGCTACACTGCCAACGCACAAATTACCTGATGTGGTTAGCGAACTGATTCGCCTTGATGAATCGCGCACTGACGAGAAGTTGCGCCAAACGATTGCAGCGGCAGACGCGGAAGCGGACCGTGATGACGGCAGAGAGCCTGGTGACACTAGAGACGAGGAGTCTCTGGAAGATCACAACATTCAAGGACTTGGAGCTTACCGGGATGTGTTCGATGCAGGCGGTGAGCAATGACAATGAATCACATGCAGCATGAATGTGCAGGTGGTCGTGGTGAAGTCGCGATGTCGCAAGCGGAGATACGAGACTGCCTTTATCGCTGTAGCACTTGCGGCAAGGTACTGCGTATCAGGCCACGTCTGGACGGAACGGCTACCTTGCCACGCCACAACTCCAAACAGGCAATCATGCAAAGCAAGTTGCCAAGCAATATCCCACTAAACCGCTAGCCCGGAGCGTTATCCGGGTAGCCGCTACTAGCGGTAAGGAGAATGAAAATGGCAATTACTACACGATATGGCAACGAAATAACGATCCTCACCGCGATTCGCGGCGGTGACGGCACGATCACCGGATGCACGGCCAAACGGAATGAAGATGGTGCTGTGCGCTCGTATCTGACCTCTGACCTTCGCGCTCCTCTGGGCGCATCAGAGGTTTACGCCGCCATTGAAGCAGTCGAAGAGCATGAGGCAGATTATTACTGCCAGGCTGCGGCAAAGAACTGACCAGCGATGCGGCGTTATGGATAAATGGCGAGCCTTTTTGCTGTGTGTGAATCTTAACCTCCGCCTCGCCGCATCCACCAGGTGCAATATCCCACTAAACCGCAGTACATCAGGTAAGAGAGGAAACGCCAATGGAATTCCATGAATGGAAACGCACAACCATTGCTCAGGAAGTTGTAGGGAGCTTGGAAGATGCTCTGCGCTGGCTGGACAGCATCGCTCAAATCGGCGGGGAAGCAGCGCTGGTCAACATGATGCCCAATGGATGCCGAAGCCGCCGAACCATGCGTGAAGTGTTGTCAGTTGCTAAAGAAGAGCAGATTGCGAACCTGACTCACCTAACATAGAGCCATGTGCGGGCCGGATTGGTTACCGGCCCAGACCGGCCTTGTGGAAGGTTGCGACCCTATATCCACTCCCCGTGCAGGATTACTCCCTTTCGACCGCATAACGGGTGGAGAAGCACTCTCCCTAGCCGCACACTGCCGGACTCGTGCTGCTTTGCGCGGGACCGACCGGATTTGAACCGCTGTCTTCCCTTGCGGGCTGCTCTACCTGATCTGAGCTACGGACTCCGCGCAAACTGTCCGCCTACAGCCCTCCGGCCATCTTGCGATGTGAGGTGGGCAATTCCACGTTAGATACCGGATCGCTTCGATGTCAAGCCAGTTGCGCATATACATCCTTTCCGGCGTTTTTAGAGACACGATTGGCTTTAGTGCAACTTGTGCCGCTACGCTATGCTTGATTTTGCTGGCGACCGCTACGCCGCCAAATGGCAGGGATCGCTCAGTGTCGAGCGTTGCCCAGTCCCATTGCTGCGCCACCAGTCACACCGCTCCCATGTCGCGTTGACCCCACGACTGCCGCCCGTTTTCGGTAGAGGCCAGTATTCCAGCCCGGAGATGCGCCTAAAGCCACCCGTAGACCGATCATCGCGGCATCCCGGATGGCCAATCTGCGCTTTGGAAAAGGCATTCGCGTAAAAGCAGCCGAGGCACACGTTTGCGGGAACCTTGACGCGAAACGAATTGTCGAAGATTTTTGCAATTGGCGACCTAAGCAATTGCAACCTTATCACAAGTTCTGGTATCCTACAAATGCGTTCGCGGCCTAAGCAACCTGAATGCGCCTCCCGTCGCCGGTAGGTTTAGAACTGAAGACGCGCCTCTGGTTCCCACCGGGGGCGTTTCTTTTTGGCCCGTAAACAGAAATGCCTTCCCGAAGGAAGGCACTCTGCCCCGTCTTGCTCTGGCCTACTCCAAGGCCTGCCCCCTAAAATGAAGCACCCCAGATGGTCCCGGCCTGATTTCTCCAGTTGCAACGTGATACTGGTCAAGATACAGGCCGATCATGTCGCAGGCACTCACGCAAACCGGCCCGCCGAATATCCCGTCATGCTCCGGTTGGAAGTCGATCTTACAAACCGGGCACCAGCAGTGGCGATAAAACTCCGACCAGTCTGGGTCAGGATTGCCGCACATCGGGCAGCCGGAAACCTCAAATTTATTCGGCCTGAGACAGTAGACCCATTCTCGTTTTTCCAGTGATTCATCCAGTGCGATCATCGCAAACCTCGATCTTCAATCATCCTACTCCAATGCCTGGATGGCCGCGTCAAGCTCCTCGATCTCCGCGACGATTACTGCCCGCTTTGTTTCGAGCGCTTTCCGGCGTGCGTTCATATGATTCAGCGCGATCACCACATGCCGATTCCGTTTCTGGGTCGGCGCCTGTTCCTTGATTGCCAACTGCTTTTCCATGATGCTCTCCTTCCTGCATAGGATACACAAATTTACTAGAACTCGTACGATTTTATTTGACATAATATAAAAATAGGCGGATAGTGGGAACAGTAGAGAGGATAAGCAAGGAACCAAATGACGCAACACGAACAGGAAGCGTATGTGCGCAGTAAGTGGATAGAAGTGTACGACTGCGGGGCCTACGTGATTATTTACGGCACCGATGGCCGGCAGTTAGTAAATGTATCCCGCCAAACGACGGTGGAAGCGTGGCAAGCGGTCTATGACTTCACCATTGACCGCGAGGAAGAGATTAGGAAGGTGGAGCGTGAGGCATCTGTGCAGGCGTATGCGATCAGCGCTCTACGTGAGCAGATCAATTACTGGTGCGCATTGCTTGGACAGGTTCAGCAAGCCAAAGTGAAAAGCGCGATACGGACATTGTGCGCTATGTGCCGCACCCGCGCCCGCCTCGATCAAAAACTAACCGAACTCAAGCGCGAGATGAAGGAGACAACATGAAGGTTGCACATCCCACTACGCAAGAGTTGTATGATCGTGCTCTTGCAGCCATACAGCGGCTGAAGCCGGAAGGAATAGGATGCCGCAATGATCCCACCAACGCCGACTGGGCCGAATTGGAGTTTTATCTTGCAGCGTTTCCGCCAAAATCAAGCCAGGCAAATTCGATTCGTCCCAATGATCGCATCCAACCAAACGGCCCCGCCGCATCCACCGGCAGGGGCAAAAGTTCAGGAGAAGGACATGAGCGAACCGATTAAACGGTATAGTCCAGGAGACATCACGGTCGGTGAGAAATGTGTGTTGGTGCCGTATGTGTCGGGCGAGATAGTGATGTACGCCGATCACCAACGGGAAGTGGATGACTTGAAGATGGAAATCAAGCTACTCTGGACCGCGCTCACCAACGAAGTATCGGTTGACAGGATTCAGGCATTGAGCACTGCGGTACTGGCCGCGAGAAAGGTTATCCCATGAGCAAGAAGACATGCGGGTGTGCGCTTACCCGCGCCGCCACGCAGGATAAAACCGATACCAGTTGCCTCTTCGCCGCTCTCGACGAGATTGAAGAGGAGTCCTATTTTAAGGAAGTGCGCATCGGATGTTTAATCGGTGCGGTGATGTGGATTGTAGGCATCGGCGTTATTTGGGGTGTCGTGCACCTCACAAGGAAGTGGGGCTTGCCATGGTAAGGACGCCGGAAGAGAACGAACAGTTTGTTCGGAAATGCTGGGAGAATGTCGGCCTTAGGTATGGCCGCATTGATGGCGGACGCTATTGGATGGTCTATCAGCACGGCCGCGGGATTCCGCTGCACGGCTACGAGTCCCCGGAACTAGCTTGGGCCGCAGCAGCCGAGTTCACCGAGCAGCGCCTGGGAGAGATTAGGGAAGTAGAGGAAGAGATTGCCGCACTTCTGCCCTTCGCCGCCGGGCGAACCGAAGAAGCCTTAACGTTAATGCCTGTGTGGGCGAAGAAAGCCACCATCCCCGCGCTACTGTCTGAGGGAAAAGCAATTTTACGCACCATCGCTCGCCTCCGGCGAGCCTTAGCCGAACTCAAGAAAGAGATGCGCCTATGACCCATGAAACCGCTCTTTTCACACTCGGCCTCCTGCTCGGCATAGGAGTCTGCCAGGTAATCAACAACGTTTACGATACGTGCCAGTTCGGGCGTGACCGCCGCAAGTCTGAGCGCAGACACCCCGGAGTACCGGAGAAAGTGGACCCCAATGACTCAAACTGACTACACCATCAAGCAAGCTGCTGCGCTGCTCGGATGCTCCCCCCAAACCGTTATGGCACGGATCAAGGATGGTCGCATCAAAGCCTGGCGTCTGGGGGGGATCGGAACCTATCGTATACCGGCAGATGAAGTGGAGAAAGCACGGACGGAGTGGATGTACAAGCCAGACACTTCGCAAGCGCTTTAGTGCGATCCCTTGTTTGTTTCGCTACGGGTTCGCTCGTACAAGGAATCTTCTATGAGAGGGAACACGATGAAATTGGAGACGATTTACGGAAGAGAGATTTTAGCACTCGCCACGGGCAGTACGGTAGCGGAGTTGGTTGCCGCCGCGCTGGCAGCTAAGAAGTCCCTGAGCGATACGGACCTGCGCTATGCGGACCTACGCGATGCGGACCTGAGCGGTGCGGACCTGAGCCGTGCGAACCTGAGCGGTGCGGACCTGCGCCGTGCGAACCTGAGCGATGCGGACCTGCGCGGTGCGTCCCTGAGCGGTGCGAACCTGAGCGATGCGGACCTGCGCCGTGCGGACCTGAGCCGTGCGAACCTGAGCCATGCGAACCTGAGCGGTGCGAACCTGAGCCATGCGAACCTGAGCCGTGCGAACCTGAGCGATGCGGACCTGCGCCGTGCGAACCTGAGCGATGCGGACCTGCGCTATGCGGACCTGAGCGATGCGGACCTGAGCGGTGCGGACCTGAGCCGTGCGGACCTGAGCGGTGCGGGCCTGAGCCGTGCGAACCTGAGCCGTGCGGACCTGAGCGGTGCGAACCTGAGCCGTGCGGACCTGAGCCGTGCGAACCTGAGCCGTGCGAAGAACGCGGAAAGTGCTCTGGCGCATATCCAGTTCATCCCTGAAGCGGGCGCGTTTGAAGGCTGGAAGATTTGCCGCGGTAAGGTGCTGGTGCATCTGCTCATCCCCGCCGACGCGGAACGCAGCCACGGAGCAGAGCGGAAATGTCGCGCGTCCAAGGTCACCGTGCTGGAAGTGATCGGCGCGACCGAAGGAGTAAGCGGATTCAACACCGATACCGTCTATCGCGCTGGCGAGACCGTATTGGCAGATTCTTGGGGCACTGACCGCTGGGATACATGCTCTCACGGTATCCACTTCTTTTTGACCCGTATCGAGGCACTGGAGTATGTCTTATGAAGGTGTAATATCGCCCCAAACAGGAGGAACCATGAGTTTGCTTTTGACTCTCTCAATTCCGGCTCTGATTGCCCTCGGCATCATGGCCGCAGTGTTCACCCGCGAGTCATGGGTGGGCGGAAGGGCGTTGAGGACATGCTGGGGCCGGATGAACTGGCATGGATCAACAACGAGTACCAGAATTGTGTTTGAGAGGTAACGATGAGAAGGGTGGTCGTAGGGTTTTCTGGAGGAGTCACATCATCATGGTGTGCGGGTTGGGCGCTGCGAAACTACCCCCGCGCTGAGGTCGTGTTGCTATTCTGCGACACTAAAGAGGAAGACCCCGACACCTACCGTTTCCTTCGTGAGATGGCCGACGCTCTCAAGATGCCGATTACTGAGCGCTCGGATGGTCGTAGCGTTACCGAAGTAGCGCAAGACCACAACGCTCTACCAAACGACAAGATGGCGTTCTGTTCGCAAGAATTGAAGCAAGAGCAGGCCAATAAATTCATCGTCGAACTTCAGCAGCAAGGCGCTACGGAGATTATCCGCGTGATGGGGTTCTCCAGTAAGGAACCAGACCGGATGCAGCGCCACACGGCACTGTGCTGGAAGCAATCATCGTTATTTTGCAATGTCTCAGTCCGTTTCCCTCTGTTCGAGGAATCTGTATCGAAGCAGCAAGCATGGGACTGGTGCAACTGCACGATGGGCGTAGTTCCACCTGAGATGTACTCGTGGAGCGATCATGCGAACTGCCCTGGATGCTTCCGTGGTGGGCGAGCGTACTGGCTTGCTGTCAAGGAAAACCGCCCTTTGATCTTCGCCCAGCGCAAGGCTCTCGAAAAGGAAACCGGATTCACGATCATCAATGGAATTTCGTTGGAGCAACTGGAGATGACCGGACTCAAGCGCAAAGTGAACCGAAAAGAGTCAATCTCTATCGGCCCATGCGAGTGCGGGGGGTAAGGATGTTCTCGAAACGCCTCAAGAAAGCATAGGTGCAACCAATGAGTTTGCTTTTGATTCTTTCAATTCCGGCTCTGATGGCCCTCGGCATCATGGCCGCAGTGCTCAGCCGCGAGTCATGGGTGGGCGGAAGGGCTTGGAAACCATGAAACCCCACCCTAACAAGGCTCCGTTTATTGGTGTCCTAACGGTGCTGGATACGCCGAGCGACGTACCCCCAGCTGGAGGTCGCGGGCATCGTATCCTGCTGACCAAAGACGCCGCAACCGATGCGTTAGATTCGCTTATCGGTATGGGGGTAAATATCTCGGAGGACGGCACTCGCCACAACGCTGGCGCTAAAGTTGGGATAATCGACAGCGCGGAGATCAGAGGGTGCGAGATCATCATTTCCGGCTACCTGTTTTGCCGGGATTTCCCAGCAGTAATCCACCAGATTTCAGCTTGCTCTGAGTACGGGATGAGTTACGAGCTAGCCGACGCGCGCGTCGAGGATATGCGGGCTAATATATGGAAACTGACGTGTGTCACCTTCACCGGAGCGGCAATCGTATTGAAGGGGAAAGCCGCTTTCCATTCCACTGACTTCGTTCTTATTTAACAGGAGGAACTATGACTGAAACTGAACGCATTGCCCACGCCGACCGGAACGGTAGTGACCCGTTACCCTTGCGTGATTGGACCGCTTTCAAACAGGCCGAACTCGAAGATCAGGCTCGTTACGTCAACGAATATCCCCTCGCAAACCTCATCATGAAGCGCCCTCGCCGGCGGCTCAACTACACCACGATCTTTTGTATCGCGGTACTGGCTCTTGCCCTGCTCGGCGCATTGTATGGCGCTGGATGTTTTGACCGATTCATAACCCGCTGAGTGGAGGATGATGTGAGCGAAGCATTGAAACCGTGCCCGAATCCGTGGTGCAAGAGTAAAGACAAGCCGGTTGTCTTCAAAGACCCTTTCGCGCGGGGGAACCCACCATATAAAGGTGGATGCTCATATTGTCGCCTTTATGGTCCTGCTGCAATGACTGTGGCGGAGGCAAAGAAACTTTGGAACCACCGCCTGGGCGAAGATGCGCTGGTTGCTGAACAGCATCCCGCCTCAACCAACGCGCCCGCTTGAGCCTAACGGTTCGCGGGCGTCCCGCCTTAGACCTCTTCGATGGTGATGTGGAGAAGAAGAGCGGCCATTCTCTTTTTCAATCTATAGATCGCTGTCTTGTAACCCTTGGCATCGACGATATGCAGAGCACCTTCGCGGTCCCGATACCGGAAGTCGGCGACGTAGACCACCGGGCGCAGCTTGCCGTCACCGGGCACCAGCACGATCCGCGCCTGCTCCTCCAGTTCGGTGATGATACCGGCGCGGGCGAGCGCAGCATACTTCCCCGCAGCCTCAGCCTCATGCTTGGAGGCATACTTCCCTTCACGCTCTGCGCTGTATTTGTTGACCTTGGACTCCCCACCGTCAAAGTGCCGTGTCCAGGCTTCCCGCTCGGCTTTGCTCTCACGTCTCATATGTTGTACCTGATGAGACGGGAAGACTTCCACTGGTTGCACTCGTAGTGCGCAGCGCCATTGAGCCATTTACCATCGGGAAGCTCTGTGCGGTCGTCACGCTTTCCTCCCCCCATGCCTCGTGATAGCTCATGCTCGAAACTTGCGTCCTTGAGCGCCAGCGGTCCAGGACACATCGGCGCGTACCCG